ATTGTTCCATATATTTAGTATATCAGAGAAATGATTTTAGGTCAACTTTATTGACTTGCTTAGTAATTCTAAATATACTGAGTAGCATTCCTCTAGGTTTTTTTTATTAAAATACTCTTCTTTATACTCTTCAACTGTTTTACTGGATACAAGATAATTTACATCTGGAGTGTCTTTTTGTGCTGGATAGTTTCTTATATTTTTTTTAAACCCCAACAGGCTACATACCATCACTGTTAATTCTTGCGGATAAGAAATTAAATCTTTATAGTCAATAACTAAATTAGCATTTTCAATTAAAAAAGAATATGTATCTACATACTCACCTATAAAGATACCTGCATCTACAGTTCTATTATAGTGTTTTCTCATTACACTTCTTGAATGTATGCTTTCAAATGGATCCCTTGCAATACTTATTATAAAGTCATTGTCAGAATTATTTAAATGGTGATCAAACTCTACATAATTTCCAGAATAATTAAGTATAAGGTGCTGGAGATAATGAGATCCAGACCTAGGATAATTTAATATTCTATTCATTTAAAACTTAATTAAATCGTAATCTTTTTTGATAAAAGCCTATTGTAGTAAAAATAGCATGAATCAACATTGTAATAGTCTAAGTTTACTTTTCCGTATCCAGGTACATCTTTACTTGAAGAGATAAAATTTTTACTATCGTAACTAATAAGGTTGTTAGCAAAACTAACGTAGTTTTCTTTAGTTATTCCCATAAGATTTACAAGTTTATCTATTACTACTTCTGGTTGTTCAACAAGATCTTTGTAGTCTATAACATAATCAGCGTGATCATTTAAAAAACTATAAAGAAGTATATACTCTGATACCATTTCTCTAACATTTTCAGGATCTGTTCCAAAGTGTGCCTTTAAAGATATGTAAGAGTTAATGCTATCTCTTGGATCTCTAACAATTGTGATTACTTTTCTTAGTTTGTCATTTTCTTTATTGAATATTCCATCTACAGTATGACATCTTTCCATGTGAAAATTAGTTTTTGCATAAAAAAGTTTGTCAAAATAGTGAGATGCACTTCTTGGGTATGTTATTAAAATAGGTTTAACTACGCTCATTTTATGATACCAATCCGATAGATAGGTGGTCTAGGCATGTATCTGCAATTACAAACTCATCATGATCAACCACAACATCATAATGGGTTGCATCTTTGTCACAAAAGAAGCATTTATATTTTTTCATATATACATTGTATCATTAAATAAAATCAAACCAGATTGGCATTATATATCTTGATCCATTTGCAGGCTTTACGCTGTACCAATAGTGAATATTTCCAGGGAACATAACAAGGTCTCCAGCCTCTGGCTTAAACGATATATCTTGATTAATAAAAGAAATATCTCCGCCATCATAGTCGTCATTTAGATATACCCATCCAGCCATATGATTTGAATCCTTAGAACCCATATCGTCTATGCGTATTTCTTGACTATTTTGATGCTTCCACTCAGCAAAACGAGAGTGCCTTGGCTTAACCTTAATGCCATACTCTTTTTCTAAAAAGGAATGAACTTCTGGTATGTATTTTTCTGGAAGATCAAGTGAGTCATAATAAACTAAAGATAGAGCGTCAGACTGAAGTGGTCTGTTATTACTTGTCTCTGTTTTTCTTATTAACTCTACAATTTCTTTGCATTTCTCTTCAGAAATGTAGTTCTTAAACACCTTAACATTGTTGACACTATTACCAATTTGATCAAAGTTTTTTTTAGTTAGTTCAGATATTTGCATATTGTTTTTATCCTCTTTACTTTCTTCTTGATTAAAATATTTTACTAGTTTTAAAAGTTTGCTTATGTCTTCTTGATCAGTATGAATCATAAAATCATATACTCCATACTCACTTGATATTTTCCTTATTTGTTTCTTTACTTCTTCTATTGTTCCTTTAACATGATGATTCTGTTTTCTTTCTGGTGCATTTTTATCATATTTGACATTTTTTTCATCATCGGGATGACTAATAATCAGTGGATCAATAATAACTATTGGCTTTGGCCCTTTAATTTTTTTAAATTGATCTTTATATAATAGATTGTCATCAACATAAATATATTCTGTGTGCTTGTTTGCTATCTCAATTGTTGTATCTGAAGATCCAACTACAGCCAAATGTGTTTTGTGAATATGATTTCTGGACATGTCTACAAACTTATCCATCCATACTGCGGATATGGCAACTCTTTTATCCAGTGTGTCGATTAGGCTTGGGTCATGCATATAATGATCTATAACTATTTTCTCAGACTTGTCATTTCCTTCGTCTCCCCATCTTCCAGCAACAAGGTTTACTCCAATTCTTCCAGGGGCAAATTGATTTAAAGTATCAACAATCTTAGCAGCATAATCTGGACTTACACCGTAGGCTGGCAAAGCAATTGTCATAATTAGTTGATTTGTTTTTTGTAATGCTTCCTGTATAACTAAAGAAAAATCTATACCACCTGGACCATAAGGAAGCAATACAGACTTTACATCTGCACTGTCTAGTTCTTGTGCCATACCAAGAATTCCTTTAAGATCTAAATGCTCAGTGCTGTCATTTACTTGCCAATGTCTTCTCCACATCCAGTGAAAAGTTATTGGTTTGTTTAAGTTATCCATTTTTTATTACTCTTCCTTTTGTTTTAAACCAAGAACCTATCTTAGCCTTTTCTACTTTACTTCTTAGAAGTTCTCCAAATGTTTCGTGCGAAATATCTGATCCAAGATATTCCTGTCCAGTCTCAAGATCAATCAACTTCCACTTACCAGGTGCTTTTGTATGTAATATTAGGTCAATGGGATAATCAAAATCATCTACTTCAGAACCATCCAGAAGTTTTCTTTTTTTGGCAGGTTCTTTTAGTGTTTCGTCTGTCATTATTTAATTATATCCTATAATACTGTAAACCAAATTGGCAGTGTATATCTTGTTCCAGAAAGTACTTCTTTTACTTCATGTGCATAGTGCATATTTCCAGGGAACATAATTAAATCACCAGTCTTAGGCTTAATAGTTACAGGGTGCGTAGCAAAACTTATCTCTCCACCTTCGTAGTCATCATTTAGATATACAAGTGTTGGAAGATGATTTTCTGTTACATATCCTAGATCATCTACATGCAGTGTTAGTTTAGTTCCCTTGTCCCATCTTGCAATATTAAGGTAGTTGTTAGGCCCAGCCATAGCCTTTATATTCTCATTACCAAACTTTTTAACAACTTCTTTTTTTACTCTGTTTTGAATATCATGGGCATCTACAATACATTCATAATTATGAATCCATGCCGTAGGGTTTCCATCATTATCTTTTTGAGAAACAAAACTATTTTTTCTTCTTTCGTCTATATGTGTTAAAAGATATGCAATTTCCTCTTCAGAAAGGAAATTTGGGATAATCTGTATATTATCTACAGAGTTTCCAATTCTTTCAAAAAACTCTATATACGATGGCTTTCTTTCTATATCTCTTGGGTCGTGACCCACTACCTGATTATTGACTATGTATGGCATATAACCATTATACACTATGAATCAATCTTTAATGATTTTGCCATCATTGAGTTATAGATTTTATACTGTTTTGAAAGATCTGTATTTTCTACATATTCCCTAATCATCTCATATTCTTTTGTTTTTTTACTAGATACAAGATACTTATGCTCAACAGAATCTTTAAGTTTACCAGGCTCATAATCTTCACTAATAATACTAACATCCATCTTTTTGGCTATTAATTTTACCGTTTCAAGGGGGAAATTTATTAAACTATCGTAATCTAATATAATCTCAAATTGGTCAATAATAGCCATATCGTCTTTTCCAGTAAAGTATCCTGCATAGTGATCTAAATATTTCTGTTTAAGATCATTATTGATCAACTTATCCAATTTATTAGTTGAGTTATCATATGAGTAATACATAGCAACCTCCGATGTAAGAAAATCTATAGGGTCTCTTGATACCGTTATCATTTTGTTATTTTGAAGGGCATGAAATCTTTCTACGAACAACCCAGTATGCTGAAGTATTCTATCTTGAAGATAGTTAGACCCACATCTAGGCAGAGTAACTATAGAGTAATCCATAAAAATATTTTAGAACAAAGCCTAAAGTTTATCCTGGCATTTTGGGCATTGCTTCGTAATCTCTTTTGTTCCATATGGCACCTGATACATACCACCACAGTTAAAGCATAGGACATCAAGCATTAGTTACATGCCAAACAGTAGTATGGAGCACGAAGGTTATCCCTGTGGGTGTAGATGGTTTGAGAACACTTGGCGCATCTTGCATGGACCATAGGGCCTTCTTCTTTGACTGGTGTTTGAACCGTTAATGTTTTTGTATAGTATACCTTTGTGGCGTACCAGACTATTAGAATTAAAATTATTGTTGTCATATATCAATAATACCACACTATGATATACTTATCAACATGAACCCAGTTAAGGTGTTAAAAAACTGTATAAGCGAACAAGATGCTAATTTTATAAGTGATTATATTAATACTAATTTAGATTCTTTTGATTCTGGACCACTCAAACTCAGGTTTATAAAAATGTTTGGAACTGAAAATTCTAACAAAAAAATGTTGTCTAGTGTTATTAGAGACATAGATGAAATAGAGAGTAGTGTAAAAAATATTATAAATCTTTCTATAAATTCTATAAGGGATGAGTTTGAAGAAAATAAAGACCTTTATCTTGCATCATTGTGGATAACAAAGCAGGTATCTGGGGCTAAAATAAAAGCACACAGAGACACAGATAATGATGAAATAGATCATTATGCATACAGCGCCATACTGTATTTAAACACCCCAACCCAGTCAAGTCCTCTTGAGTTTCCATACCTTAAGTTAGAAATTATGCCAGAACTTGGCGATTTAGTTTTATTTAAGTCGGCAGAATTTGAATCTTTTCATGAAGTAAAGCATATAGGCGAAGATAGATATTCAATCCCTATGTGGTTTACTACAGATAAAAATTATGAATTAAAGTTCGCCGAAAAATAGTTTTTAAAGTTCGGCGCAAAATAGAGTTAGTAAACCTTCCTATGCCCTACACGGGCACTATTGGTGAGTAGCCTTAATATGCCGAGCAAGGGAATCATGTCCAAAGATACCCCATCTAAGATCCCATTCCTTCTTACAAATCGGACATATTAATATCCTCATCACTCTCCCAAACCACTAGACATTTTGTACAGGTAATGCCACGCTCTCTCATATACCAGGTATGATCACATTTATCAGTATCCACCTAGGCACTCATTTCTTGTATGGTATAGTCGAATCTTGGTCATTGTCTTTTTGTTCGGGGCATAGAGTTCTTCCCCACAACAAGAAGTCTTAAGGTACCACTCCTTGGCAAAGAAATCATAAACCATACCTTTATAGTTCCTGTATTTGTTGGCTACAAAGGTTTGGAATGGATCAGGTATTTCCATGTTAATCATATATTTGCCCACTTTCTTAAATTGCATAAACCATGTGCTGGTCTGACATTTTCTAATGTATCTGAGCCACCCTTTGCAATAGGAACAAGATGATCGATATGCAAACCTTGCTCCCAACCATCGACCCCACATTTTCGGGGAGCCATAAAGTCAATCTCTAATCCACATAAGTAGCAGTCAATCCCATAGACAGATATAACCTGGAGTTCATTATAGTCGTTCGTAATCTTTGCTCTGCGTCTTCTATTCTTAGATCGTTCCCTATCTCTTACCTTATCAAGGTTTGAGGCACGATACTTAGCAGTTACATGAGCACGATTATTTATCTGATATCGTAATCTATTGTACACACTGGATGCAGCCAAACACTCAACACATGGTTTAGTCTTGTGGTTATGGTGTTTGCGATAACCAGCATAGGTTCCACAGTTAGGATACATCGTCTTTAAAGAAATCTATACCTAAGTACCAGTGAAAGAGATACAAACCTATCTCCCATTCGTGTCTGACTGGATAGCCCCAATTGTGGAGATATATACCAAATGCGTAGTTTGATGTCATCTTGCCATAGTGTAGTTTCATATGGACTCAATAGTGGTTAGACAAACCACCTTCGTAATGTTCATCTTAGGTTCTTCTGCTTGTGCCATTGCTCTGGCTTCTTTTTCAGTTGAGGCAAAGATGTCAAGATCAAATGCCGTAGCGTAATCTAGTAGAGATACTCTGAATATGTGCATAATCTAAGTATAGCAAAATCGGCACGGTATGTCAAGTATAATGTATCTATGACCCTACTATACATCCTATACAGCCCATTACATAAGGCTGTCAAGATAGGGATATCAGATGTGTCTGGTAGAAGGTTTGCAAGCCATAGGACCAAGGGTTGGATACTCATAAAATATTGGGCATTTCCCGAACGGGATCAAGCAAGATACATAGAATCCCTAGTAGTACAAACCCTTACTTCCAAATATGGACATTTCCTGGATAAGGCAGATATGCCACAAGGGGGATATACGGAGACATTTGATGCGTCGAAGATAACTCGAAAAGGTTTGATCCGTATGGTCAATAGGGCTATAAAGGATGTATCGTAATCTTTATATGCCGTGGTTTTTTAGAGTTATACACAGGTTTATCCACAGATTAATCTTACTGATAATATTATTAGATAGGGTAGAAGTGGAGTGAAGTGGAGGATAGTGGAGTAGGGAGCGCTTTTAACGATGCGTTCGTAATGTCTTGGGAGCCCCAAACCTCCTATCACAAAACCTTCATATTGTCAAACCTTCAAACCTTATATCCTCGCAGCGGATGATATCACAGATATAATGGTTTGTCAAGTCCTTCTCTGCCTTAAAACCCCATAAAAAAATCTCCCAAAACCAGGGAGAAATTGTCGATAATCGTAATGTTTTTTTAACAAACCTTTATAGAATTTAAAGAAACCAGGACATAATGGTTTGTTATTCTATAGGGGTTATTTGTTATAGGGTTTGGTCTTGATCCCCTGGGATTTCGCCTTCGGCGAAGCGGCCTGTGGCCTGCTCACTAAGGTTATAAACTGTTCCCAGTTGCTTGCCAATCTGCTTTGCGTTTAGTCCCTCCAAAAAATCGGGGGTAAAAGTAAAGAAAGGTGACAAACCTATAGCATGGGTAACAGTAACAAAGGAGTTCCACATAGAATCAGAGAAAGCCTTATATTGTTTAGGATCTCTTTTAGCATATGCTGCAAAGTGGTGTGGGCTCATAGTTATATTATAACATGGTTTGACAAACCTTAAAAACTATGGTATAAGTTCAGCAGGGGGAAAGTTTTAGGGGTTCGTAATGTCCTGGTTTGGGGATATAAAGGTTTGGATCGTAATGTTCTGCTGGGGGAAAGTTTTGGAGGTTCGTAATGTCTTTCATAAATAAGGTTTTGAGGTTTGACAAATTCAAAAAGATATGCACGTGCCCTTTCGGGTCACAAATTATTCTTCTGTAAAAATATCTTCCAGTCGTGCAAAACCTTCATCTTCAATATCTAAACCTTCAATAAACAAATCCCAAGTTTCGTTGATGTATTGTTCTAGTGTTAGTGTGTGGTTAATTATTCCTTCAGCAAATGCAAAAGCAAGTGGCAAACCTAAATCGTTATACTCCATAAAATCTGACCACTCGTCATCTTTTTTAAAATTAACCCATAGTTGTCCAAGGATTAAAGCCCTGCTATCAAAATCCGTTGTTGGCATAGTTTGTTCCTTCCTTAGTTTCTTTCGCTGACTCTGCTATTACCTGTAATCGATTATACACTACATAGGGCTGAGATTTTGCTAAGTATTCCCCGACCAATTCCAAATCCACTCTCAGGTCAGAAATAGTATTGCCGAGTTTATTGGCAACTTTCTCCTCATCTGTAATTCGTCTGCTTATACGCATAGTTCTCCCTTGTATCCATTGTATCAAAAAGTGGGGGAAAGAGCAAGCCCCACGCCTGCCCCTTCCACCCTATTAATCTAGGTGACCCAATACCTAGATCTGCTCAACTAAAACTTTTGGGGCATATGCATTAATAAAGTCTACCCAGTTGACAACATTTCCATTGTCATCAATGATAGTCTCTTTATCAATGTCGATGACTACCGTCGTATCTCCAAGGTCATAGGAGGTCCCAGTGATTGCATAAATTCCAAACCCTGTATCATCCAATAGTGAATCTTGCATAAGATAACTGATCATCATACGATTGAAGTAGGCATAGTCACTCCACCTAGGCTTTGAATGCTGCAGCGCCATTGCTAGGTCCCGCTGCCATTCACACTCACCCCAATGGCTATAGAGTACTACAGAGGCCTCGTCTTCGACATCCTTAAATACATAGTGGATTCGTGCTCCCATTAGTATTGCTCCTCATCTAGGTCGCTCTCGAAGTCAATGACAACCTTAGATACACGGCCATCACCATTTAACTGAATATACACAGGGTAGTATCCGTCACCATATCCTGTATTAAATACAATTGCTTTACCAATGCCTAGTTCTCCAGCATTGTGAGCAAGCGTTGTAGCACTGGCACCCTGATAAGAGTATTCATTTAGTTTACCCTCTAGGTTCCACTCCTCACCCTCATTTGTTTTCCAGCCGTCAAGGTAGCAAGGGTCGCCTACCATTGCTTGACCGCTGTCTACAGCGAAGGAGCCTACTAATGTTAGTTCATCTATTACTATTTGTGTCATTTTGTTTCCAATCCTACTAGGGTCATTTCTTCAAGTGTAGCACACTGAGGGCATTTTGGCAAGTCTGCCTCATCAAAGGCATCTCTAATAGTATTATCAGGGTCCTCAAACTCTGTTCCACAGTTCTCACAGTAGAACCAGTTATAACTAACTCTGATTTGAATTGTTGTGTTGGGTGGGCAAGGAACTTCAGTAATGAAGTATCCTAATCTATTTACAAACCCCCAACCGCTCCATACATATGAGCCTCCGTCATCGCCATCTCCATACATCCATATGCGGTCCTCTGGCTGCTCCTTAACAAAGGCAACCTCATCGCCATAGGTTTCGAACATGCTGCCGTCAAAGGAAGCATTATTGTCTATATGGTTAGTGATTGGCTTATAGGTATCAAACCACTCATCGAAGTCCATTTCAATAAAGTTATCCACGGGCTTTTATCCTATCACTAATAGCAAAGGCTAATTGGTATGTAAGAGCATATACTTCTACATAAGCGTCAAGCATACCTTCTAGGTGTAGTCGGTTTACTGTTTGGTCATACTCTTCGTTATCTTGGTCAGTGTACTCAGCCAAAGCCTGCTCTGTTTCGTACATAAGGTTCTTAAGTTCACCGTGTAGGATGTCTGTTCCAGATACCCCCATATTTACGGCAAGTTGTAGTCGTGGGTCTAGTTCTTTATTCTTCATAGTTATATTGTATCCTCTAGCACTGACAAATAGTGGTTTGATACATCGATAGCGCCTTCTAGGTAGGAGCAGATACTATCAGCCCCGTCCTCATTGGCCAAGTCCTGTTCAAGGGACAGTCTGTGAATTTTAATATACTCTCTTAATGTGTTTAGGTCCATATATTAATTATAGGGGTTTGAGTTGATTTTTACAACTGTAACGGGTGTGACCTTGCTCACATCTGTAATGATCGGAGCGTAGGCTTCTTCATAACTAATATAGTTTAGCATCCTACCACAAGGGCACTTCATCTCCACTACCCCCAGGGGAAAGCCAAAGCCATCCCTAGCAGTAAACTCAACCAGGGCATCACACTCATCAGGTTCACAAACAAATGTATACTTACTCCACATCGTGAATGTACTCCTTTGCCCAGTCAGGCTCTCCTGATACCCAATCTAATTTAACATCTACATCATACATCTGTCCTTCAGGCCAGCCAGTTGTGACTACTAATTCTGTTTCATCTTCAAAGAAGATCTGCTCAACAATTGAACGGTATGTAACTTCACGGGATTGAATGTTCATATTAGAAGTACCCCTCTGCCATTAGTCCTTCAAGTAAGTCTTTGGTTTTCCACAGGGTATTGTGAAGCCAAGGATCGTCATCAGGATTAACAGTAATCATAACAGACTGAACACCTAAGATCATATCCAAAGCATCTACTTCTTCATATCCTACTAAAGGCATTACTTCTCCTCATCCCACCAGTATTTGACAATTGTATTCAAGGTAGTGTGGATGTTGCAATCACAGTCCCCACCATTCATATTCTCCATATATTCAAGATGTGACTCATTGTCCATATACATCTCATTGACTAGTTCGTCAACAGTTCTCACTTTGTGTGCCACTCACCTAGTTCAGGTAGGAATACATTTTCTTCTATCTCCCATTGAGCATCATCCCAACTAAGTTCATCAGTCATAATTTTACCGATTTCATCTATGAAGGTTTGCATAACGGCTTCTGCGTGATGTGCATTCTTAGCCTTGATATTTGTAATAGAGATAGCAAGATCACAAGAATAGTAATCTGCATACATTTCAGGGTTTTCTAGTATATCTGTTTCTAGGGTCATACATATTCCTTTTCGTAGGCTTGGTGTGAGGTTACTACTAATTCTAGCATTTCGGCAGGGTATCTGTCAAGCACCCAATTAAGGGCCTCTCCAGCAGTCTTAAAGTCAGAGGCGGTAGTGCTCTCCCCATAACCTTGAATAGTTGCTTCCCAGCAGTCAATACCACCAGGTGAGACGGAGTAGTTCATTTCATATATTGCCACTTGTTTGGTCATATATTAATTATCGCATAATCTAGGGGAAATGTCAACTCTATCGTAAAGATTTTTTGGTTTGACATTTTGGGGGATCTTTTATAGTCTTCGTAAAGATTTTTTAATTTGACATTTTTATGTCCGATATGTCTAGTTTGTGCCCACGTGCGATTTTTATGCAAGATGATGCATATTTATTTATTGCGATTCCAACGGGACTTGAACCCGTAGCCTCTACCGTGACAGGGTAGCGATCTAACCAATTGATCTATGGAACCAAGAGAGCAGTTTTAAATCTTGCTCAGGATTTTTTTTGTTATGCTAAAGACATAACATTCTGAACTACTTTTAGCAAACGATTTTTTTCTGCGTTGATAGCAGGGTCAAATCCTGATGCTGATGCGAGAATGGATTCGTTAGAACCACCACGAGCAGAACGATACCAGTCAAGGCGTTCGGTTAGCGCATTGAACGCACCCCACGCATTTCCAGCAATCATACCATTGAATTCACCAGTGTAAATATCGTTGATGACATCAACTTTATTTTCCCACTTCTTACTTGAACCCTTAGCATCTTTTTCTGGCTTAGGATAGGCAGCAAGAATGATTTTGTTGAAATCAATCGCATTGACTTCCTTTTCAATCATAGCCTTAGCCATAATATCGAATTCGTCCATATACTTATTAGCAAGCCCAAGAGTTTCACGAGCAATCGCAACCTTACCGCTTGCGGTTTGTGTGTGGCGAATCTTGAATGATTGCTTGATGCCATTCTTTTTCTTGATTGAACCAAGAGCAAGATTGAGAGTATTAGCGCACACAACACGAACAGGTGTGATGCTTGCTTGAATAGCGATTGAACCATCGTGTGATGTGTTGATAAGCAAATAAGTTTTTACCTTATCGGCAACACCATTAGGGTCAAGAATTGTTTCACGCTCTAGTGCTAACGCACCGAATACAACACGACCACCCTTGATTGAGCCAGCCGTTTCCCAACGACCACCACCGTCTAGGATATTATCACCGAATGAAAATAAATCTTCATTTTGTAGTGGGTGATAGCGTTCGCCAACAATTCCAAGAATGTCGGTCTGAGCGTTATTGGTAGGATTTGTTCGCAAGACATATTGGTATGCCTTGTCGCTTGTTAGATGTGTAGGGGCTTCCAAATCTTCTAGGCGAACATTCCACCCATCTAGATTTGCTGTTGATAGCATTTCTGCCGTTGTTTTTTCTTCTGTAAAGACTGTGCCTAATCCGTGCCAAGCAGGTTCTCTGAATGATGCGAATGATGCCTTGCCGTTTTGCGTTTCGATGTCGTGAGCCACGATTTCCTTCTTTCTGTTGTTGATAATCTAATCATACACCCACCCACTGACAAAAGTCAAATCGTATAAGCAATCAGGGGATAAATAGGGCATTTCGTAACTGTGTCGTAATTCACAATGTGATCTTCGCCATGTGGATAACCTGTGGATAAACCCCACGTGCAAATTTTTATAAAGAAAAGAAAGCAGTTTTAAAACTTGCTTAGGTTTTTGTTAGTAGCCCCCTACTAAATATCTATTCTATCAATTGAAGATGATAACCAAGAAATATTATCTGAGTTATATTGAACGGTATCAAAATCAATATCGTGAATTGCATTCTGTGCATCCTCTTCAGTGCGAGCATTAACAGTAACAGAATACATAACTGTAACTTCAACTTCGAATTCTTTTGTTAATTCAAAGCCCATAATCTCTGCAATTGCTTCTGCTTGCTCTTCTGTGATATCTTGATTTTCTAATTCACCAAGGGTCCACTCTTGCATTGCCTCAACCATACGATTCTTATCTGCAGAATCTGCATATGAGCGCTGAGTTACTTTTTGAATGTGCTCTTCAAGTTGCTGAATGCGTTCTTTGTTTTGTACAAGAGTAGTTTCTAAAAACTCTCGTGTCATATAGTGCTTTGGTTCTTCTGTTACTGTTACTTGGTCCATAAGGGGCCTCTTTCTGTTGTTGGTTTAATTTAATTATACTACTGGCCACTGACAATTGTCAAGGACCCTTGCGGGTGAGCCTTTTTGGATCCTGCTCAGGATGTCTGCTTCTTTAGGCCTGCAGGAGCCCTGCTCTATAGTATTTCTATGATCGCCCTAATCAGCCTGGCGAATTGAGAGAGGCTCTGAGCCCCTTGCCTCAACTATAAAGGGAGTAGGCACCTAGGTTAGTTTGAAACCCACTCCCAATTAT